ACAGTTTTGGCATGGACTACACCACTTGTTGATTATAGACAATCTCTTTAGCCATCTTTTCAGCATCTTCCTGGCTATGACCTTTGATAAGTTTGTACTCTATGTATTGTTCGTAAGCTCTTTGTTTATCTGCATCACGCATTTTTTTTTCATTAGCAACCATGTTAGCGGCACGTAACTCAGCTTTTTCTATCTTGCTTAAAACTTTTTTTGGTTTACCCAATGGTTTTACTTTTGGCATTATCTTTGTCCTAAGTAGTTACCTCTACTATCATCACCATATCTACCTTTACCTGCACCTATTCTATTTGTACCCATCATAGACTTTTTCTTTTTCTTCTTCTTCTCATCTTTCTTTCCGCCTAATGGTCCTGCTGGTCCATCTTTACCGCCCATGATATCAGCTTTACTTGGTCCTTTGTTTTTAGATTTTGGTGGTGCTGCTCTTTTATCATTGTTGTCTTTATTTTTTTCTTTTATTAATTTCTTTGCTTCTTCTGATTCTTTTCTTCTTGCTTCTTGTCCTTTAGGCCCAGCATCATCAACACCTTCACCTACTTTAGTGTTGCGTTGATTTTTAGTCATGTCTTTTGTTTTTTTACTATCATCAGATTTCATACCAAGTCTTTTCTTAAACTCAGCAATGGATGCTTTTAATCTTCTTATCTCACCTAAATTACTCTTAGCATCTTTTTTATCTTTAGCAGAAACTGGATTGGTCAATGCTTTAAGTCTTGCCTCTGCTTTTTTTAATCTTGCTTTTAGTTTTGTTTTAATACTAGCTTGTTGGGAAGCCTTTTTCTTAGCCAAATCTTTTTGACGTTTTGCTTCTCCGCCCTTTTGCTTTTGTCGTATCTCAAATTCTGATGCCATTATCCCCTCCGAATAATATTTATACCAAACACCATAGCACTATCAATTAACAATTCCAAGCCCTGAGTGATTTATTAATTCTTGACTGCGGATCTCTAGCAGTCTTAGCTGATGTAAGTTTAGACTTCATGCCTTTCATCCTAGCGCAGAAGGAACTACGCCTAGCTTTATCTCGATTGCTTTTAGGTTTAGGTGCAGGAGGTTTTAGATTACCACCTGTTGCTCTATTGTAACTTCGTCTACCTTTAGCATTGAGGCCACCTTTAGGATTCTTGCCTTCTTTTCTAGTCCAGGCTTCGGTCATTAGTATTTAATCTTCTTTGGCTTAGGTTGTTTCTTCTTCATCTTCTTCATTATGCACTCCTATACTGTTTAGTTTTCTGAGCAATCTTTTTAGGCTGACTACTGAACTGCTTACCTTTGGCCGTATCTGCTCTTTTCTTAGCCGTAGTCTTAGCATATTCTTTGGCTGACAGTCTGGCAATAGCTTTCTTTGGTAGATAGCGTTCCCCTGACTCACTTGATTTTTTACCTGACTTCGTTCCCCAGTCTTGCTTAGACCATTTGGATAACTTGTTGCTAGATTTTTTTGCACCTGAGTATGTACCACCAGACTGCTTGTAATACTTAACGGCTAACTGCATGGCACGTGCCGAGTGTTTACCACCCATCTTAGCTTTGGCTCTGGCCTTTGCTGCGGCCCATTTAGCTGGATTGCGTTTGGTTGCGGTACTCATCTACTTACCTAAGATTGATTTAGTTTTCTCTGCCTGTCGTCTCGCTGCCCTGCGCCTGGTTAAGTCTCTGCGCTGGGATGGGAACAAGGTCTTAACATCACCGCCAAACAAAGTCTTTTGCGATGCAGTCCTTCTAAACTCTTTGGCATCAGCTACGGCCTTTGCTCTATCAGCCTTACCAAACGAGGATGACTTGTAGGTACTATCTTGTGCTACTGGCAAGAGGATACCTTTATAAGCGTTCCCTGTCTTTTGCTTATAGATATCGGCTGCTTCTCTGGTTACGCCTTTATCGTAGTCCTGCATCCTTGCACCTGGAGGTATTGCTAATCGTCTTTGATACAACGTTACGCCTGGCCCTTGTACTCTTTTGAAGTACTTGAAGAACGGATCTTGCATCTGTCTGCGTATGTGTTCTTGTCCAATCATTTCTTCACTATAGCTAAAAAAAAATATTTTTCAAGACCGAGTTCTGGGGAAAAATAATGCGAGTAGACCACCTCTATATACATGGCTACCCTAGTTTTTTAACCCCCTAGTCTAGTAGTCAGGGCTAGGATAAATCTATATGTACCTTAAAATCACCGACAATCTGGTGCTGGTGTTTATCTGGAGCTTTGAAGCCCGCCCTGTCAAGTATATCCTTCGCTGATTCCATCTGTACGTACTCTGACTTGGCGTTCTGTGTGAGGCTTAATAGTTTATGCTGAGCCTTGAGTGCACTAATACCGAAAGACTCTTGTATCTGTTGATACATATACTCAGCTACATGAGGCTTCTTGAGAGTTGCATAGCCTTGTGTACCAGGAGTCTTTCCCTTGAATCCTGCGACCTTTGAGGCCTCACCGACAGAACAGCCTGTTGATACTAATGTGTCCACTAGTGCCTTTTGTCTCTTGTTCAGCGAAGGTTGTTTCTTCGGTAATATTGCATTGACATTCTGTAATGTAGCCATTAGCGTACCTCGTAATATTGTATTTCGGTTGTTGCAGTTCTATAGAGTAACACTACCGTTCTATCTGTCAAGCCACCCAGTATAACTCGTTGATTTTATTACAACCGAAATCCTCTATTTCACGCAGTTGCTAAAAGCAACAGTCATTATAAAGTCATTGCTAGTCGCACATAATGACTGTCGCAACTGCGGCAAACCGTCTACCAAGAAAGCAATCCCATGTCTCAAATTAAAAGTACAATCAAATCTTTTTATATCTATCATCAAATCTTTTTGTGCAAATAAGGCAAATATATCTTGAAGTCTGTTCTGTAATATGTTTAAATACATTCATAGATTAATAATAATCTATCATTAAATTAAGACTACAACGGAGATTTTAAAATGAGTACATCTAAATTAAACAAAGCAATTAATAATCTGGTTAATGAATTACCAGTTACCCCAATGTATCCACGCAATACTAATAAATATAGTGAGCAAGATATTCAAGACAAAATGCGAACATCAAACATGCGTAAGGCTATTCAAATGTTTATCACATCTTATCGCACTAATGATAAACAATTAACTGAGCATTTAGTTGATATCCAAAGACATAGAGATTTATTAACAAATGGCGAACAATTCAACGCAGCAGAGAAAGCAGAATTATCTAGAAAGATTGACCAAGTAAAACAGCTTAAGTCTTATATCGCTGATTGGACTGAGTCCATAGCAGTCTTTGAAGGACTCGCTGAAGAGTACGGCATTGAGATAAAAGACAAGCCAATTAAAACATCTGCACAATTCGGAGTTGAATTATCTGACAAGGCATTAATGGAAGAATTAAAGAGTATATAATTCTTTACGAGTTCGCCACCACTCGCTGAAAAGGTGGCACACATATTAGAGAATGCTTATATTGAGCTGAAAAAAAACCTCGCTTCGCTCGGTATTATAGAATACCTACGGTATTCTAAGTACAACGAAAAATGCTGGTCGCATTTGTTCGGTGAAGGTCAACTAGACAGATGTGGGATAGCCACTAAAACACAGGAGTTTACTATGATGTTACACGCACTTGAAATTTATACTTGGGGGATAGGACTGATCATCCTGCTGTTTTTGATTTACTTTATTGCTGAATTATATGGTGGTTGGGATTGATTTGCTTACTTTTATTTCGCTCGTCAAGGGTGAGAGCGAAATAAAACTTCACAAATATGTTGTATATATAGAACAGATAGTGTAGTATATATAGAACAGTTTCATTAGGAAATAAGAGAGTTAGCTTTCTCTCTGTAGTCAAACACTAGGTGCGGATTCATTTGATTTAATACTAGTTTAATGAATCATCCTAAGTTAAAACAACTCTATTGAGTTTGGGCTACAAACAAAAAGCATAAATTACTGAGCGTAGGTTTGAATCCTACTAGGTATAGATACTACTACTAGCGTGGCATAGCAACCGACCACTAGGCGTAAGCGACAAGGGTTAGTAGTATCGCCCTTATAATTCTGGGGTGTACGCAAAAAACTGGTGAACTTCATAAACAGTTGAGCTACCAGAGTAAGGTATAGACTGGAGCGAAGTCTTTAAACCGCTCATAAGTATAGGTACTAGTCCAGGTACAAACATAATTGTATTCTGGGTAGGAGTCTGCGTAGAGTTGTCCGCTAGTACCGCCCTCATAGACTTATGGTCAGAATGTTTTATAACGCTATGGATATTAAGCTATGAGATTTAGTAACATGGTACTAACCAATAAAAACCTCGTTTAAGGTCATCCTGTTGAGCTAGTAATCTTTAAGATGAATGCAGTAATAGGTTAGGGTGGAAGGTTAGCTAAGTCTATTCCAGTTCAAAGCCATGTTATTTTTTTTAATCACAACTTGGAGAAACATTATGGTATTAGGAGTATTGTTAGTCGCACATTATTTTGTATTAGTTCCAGCTATCGTGCAGGCCATTCACTAGTATGGGTGGTATGGAACAAATATTATTATTGATAGCATTAGTAATATTGTTTGCTGTCGCAGTCAATTCATAACAAAGAGGTGTAGTCATGCAGTTAATCACAAAAGAAATAGAGCGTAAGCTCAAAGCTAATCAAGCCATGATGGATGAAGCAGATTAAAGAGGA